ATAAAGTTTCGTCTGTTTCACTCACGCTTCCTACAATACACGGGTTGAGCGATTAGCGCAAGCATTTCACTACCGTCAGTTGCCTTAGCCTATCGGCAGGATTCGGCACATGGAAACCGGCACTTGGATAAAACGCTCGTTATTGGTGTAAATGGTTGCCTTTTCCACGATATCGGCTTGCGCCACGATTTCACCACCAACCAACAGTATGCGGTCACGCTCGTCATTGAGCATTGAGAACCAAACTTCTCTTTCCAAAACTTGTGCAAACTTGATTTTCCGTGCTGAAAAGTGAACCGTTGAGAACGGAAACCGTTGACCCGACCAGTTGTGTTTGACTTCCACTTCCACAGCCAGTTGTCTTTCACCACGCTCTGCCAGAACGTCAATGCCATATTGGTCGGGGTTTACATAGGCGTTCCAACCGAAACCACCCATCCAACCAATTACCTGTTCTTTGGCATTGTCGTCTGCTTTGTAGTGCGAAGGGTCAAACTGTTTAGAATCGTTTTTCACTACACAAGGTTGACGGTATTGAACATTGGCGCAGAATCGCTAATGCGTTTGTGGGCGATTTTGGCGTATTCGGGGTTTAGTTCAGTTCCAACAAAGTTTCTACCATGACGTAAAGCCACCACCGCTACCGTTCCACTGCCCGTAAAGGGGTCTAGAACCGTGTCTCCGACGGCGGAACCTGCCAAGACACACGGTTCCACCAAAGCCTCTGGCATTACAGCAAAATGGGCTTCTCGGAATGGCTTGGTAGCGATATTCCACACGTCACGCTTGTTTCGCTTACCGTCGGCTCCATAGACTCGCTCGCCGGGACTAAAGCGTTCGCCGCTGGGGTAATCCGCAACGTAACCCTCGGCGTTTTTGTTTCTTGCCGTAGGTGCTGTTGTCGCCCCTTCCTTGATGGCAACGTGGTCAAAAAAGTATTGCTTGCTCTTGGATAGTAAAAAGACATACTCGTGCGACTTTGTGCAACGGTCAGTCACGGATTCGGGCATTGGATTTGGTTTTGCCCAGATAATGTCCTGCCTCAGATACCAACCATCAGCACGCAGGGCGAAGGCGAGCATCCACGGGATACCAATCATGTCTTTCGGCTTTAGCCCGTTGCTTTCCAGCCAGTTGCCACGATTACGCACGTTTGTGACGTGCTGTCCGCCAGCCTGTGATACGCCGGTCTTGTTGTAGTTTCCACCACCACCGCCAGCGTAAGTATCGCCAATGTTCAGCCAGACGGTTCCGTCGTCAGCCAGCACTCGTCGGACTTCACGGAACACGGCAACCATTTGCTCAATGTATTCCTCTGGTGTTTCCTCTAGACCAAGTTGTTCGTCCTCACGAACCGCACCGCAACGGGGGCAGACTGATTTGTAAATAGCGTCGCCAACGGTCAAGAGTGGGTTCTTGTGCCCCGTTATGGTGAAATCGCTGTGCTTACTGTCTCGCCTGTGAGAGCAAGTCGGGTCGCCACCTTCCCAATCACCTGTGCCGTAGTCACGCAACCCGTAATACGGTGGGCTGGTCACGACTGTCCGCACCGAACCTTCGGGGATTTCACTAAGACGCTTTAGAACGTTCCCGACGTAAATATTTGCTTCAGGCAAGGGTCACCCCGTTCATTAGGGGTGCGTCACCCGTTATTCGCTTCTGTGCGATTTCAGCGTAATCAGGGTTCAACTCTGTGCCCACAAAGTTTCTACCGTGTCGCAGTGCGACGACGGCGACGGTTCCCGAACCCGTGAAGGGGTCAATAATCGTGTCGCCCTCTGCTGAACCAGCCAAGATGCACGGCTCAACTAACGCTTCTGGCATTACCGCAAAGTGCGCCCCTCGGAACGGTTTTGTAGTAATAGTCCAAACTGACCTGCGGTTTCGCTTTTCAGCAACAGGGCGGTCAGGGTCGTAGTCTCTGGGCTGGGCAAGTCCGTGCTTTGTCTGTCCGGGCGCACCGTTGATGTTCTTGTGCGTTGCTGAAGTTCCACGCTTCATACGCCCGACAGTTGCCTCTGCCACCGGCTCTTTTACTGCCTCGTGGTCATAGAAATACTTTGATGATTTCGTCAACAAGAACACATACTCGTGACTCTTGGTCGGTCGGTCGGTCACACTCTCCGGCATCGGATTGGGCTTGTGCCAAATGATGTCGCTGCGGAGATACCAACCGTCTTGCTGAAGTGCGAACGCCAAACGCCACGGAATGCCCACAAGGTCTTTTGGTTTCAGCCCTGCCTCACGCAACATTGCTCTGTCGTCGGTTGGTCGGGTCTTACCCTGTCCAGCGACCTGATGGTGGGCTTGGTTGATGCTTTCACCATTGCTGGCACGTTCCGCCTGCGCCTCAGGGTTGCCCTGACCAGACTTGCCTTTTCCACCAACGTAACTGTCACCAATGTTGAGCCAAAGTGTGCCGTCGTCGGTCAAGATGCGCTTGATTTCACTAAACACTTCGACCATCGCCTGAACATACTCCTCTGGCGACTGTTCCAATCCAAGTTGGCTGTCCACACGGGTAGCACCGCACAAATGGCAAGCGTCAGCGTTTCCACCACGACCAGACACTTCGGGGCGCAGAACTGCCGTGCCTCTCTTGGGGTCGTTCCATTTGGTGTCCATAGAAATCGTGTGGGCACACTCAGGGTTTCCACCATCCCACGACGCCGTTCCGTAGTCACGCAGGCCCCAATACGGCGGTGAGGTGACGCAAGTGCGAACCGACCCCGACGGGATTTCGCCCAACCGTTTGCGAACATCACCAACGAGAATCTTTGCTGTCGACATAGCGACCACTCTACTCTGGTTGAGCCGCTAACGCAAGCATTTCACTATTGGCTGGTCAGGTAGGACTCGAACCTACAACCACCTCATTAACAGTGAGGCGCACTGCCATTGTGCTACTGACCATTCGTGGAGGCAGTGGGAATCGAACCCACGACCCTCTGCTTGCAAAGCAGATGCGCTACCGGACTGCGCCATACCCCCAAAGACTTGACACAGCCTATCGTAAATATGTATGCTGATTTTGCCTGCGGAAAATCCGTTGGCGAAACACAATTTGCAATCCGACACTGCAAACTGCGAAACGTGGAAGCCCCTCACTTTTACCCAATGTGGGGGGCTTGCTCGTATCTAACTAGCCTGACGCATTCCACGCTCGGCAAGGCTGACCAACAGGTCACCGACCATAGACGTTTCTTCCTCTTCATCGCTCTCTGGCGCACCGTCAATCGCACGGTTCACCACAGCCCTCTTAGCGTCGATTAGGGCGGCGATGTCCTCGTCAATGGTGTTCTCGGTGAGCATGAGCCAGCCGGTCACAGAATCTTGCTGACCGATACGGTGGCAACGGTCTACGGCTTGTTCCATTTCTGCCGGTGTCCAGCCTTGCTCAATGAACAGCACGTCACTAGCGGCGGTCAAGGTCAAACCAACTCCCGCCGCCTTTATCTGGCACGAAATCACCTTTTGCTCGTCGCTATTTTGGAATAGGTCGACATACGCCTGACGCTTCTCAATGCTGATACCGCCCTGAATCTTGACGTTGTTCGCAAATTCCTCTGCGACCATATCTACGACAACCTTGTGCCAACCGAACACCACAAGTTTCTTGTCTTGGGCAAGGAAATCGTCTATCCACTCTCTCGCTGCGGTCATCTTTGCCTTAGCGGCAAGTTGCTTCAAGGTGGCGATAGAGACAAGGTGTTCGGCGGCTCTCGCTCGTAGGGCACGTTGCCACGCCTCACGTTGTGCTTCCTCTGTATCAGCACCACTCTCTAGGGCAAGTTTCATGGCAAGTTCGGACAGATACTTGACGATGTTCGCCTCTGCTTCCCGATACTCTTTCATCACCTTGGGGTCACCCTCAACAATGATTTGCGACCAACGCTTCGCTGGTAGTTCGGTCAGCACTTCTATCTTGCGCCGACGGACGTAGCACGACGAACGCAGTTTGCGGTTCAGCAACGCAAGCGACTTGTTGCTCGCTCGCCCATAGGTGTTGCGGAACTTTGTCGCACCGCCAAACAGTTCGTCTAGGCGATAGATAATTCTCAACTGCGTCATTATTTCTAACGGTTGATTGACGATAGGCGTGCCCGACAGACAGACACGGATACCGCCTTCAGCAACCCTGTCCGACAGTTGGATGGATGCCTTGCTTCGTATCGTGCGCCCGTTTTTGACGTAGTGACTTTCGTCTAGGACTATGCCCTTTACGCTCACAAACTTGTCAACCCAATTGTCAAGAATGTCGTAGTTGATAACGTAGACATCAGCGTCGGGTAGGTTGCCACTAGTACCCGATAGAACCTTGACTTGGATACCGGGAATCCACTGTTCAGCCTCACGCTTCCAGTTCAGTTTGAGGCTCGCAGGGCAGACAATAACGGCAGGGAACGACTCCGTAGCCTTCAGCAACGCCAAGCCTTGACACGACTTGCCTAGCCCCATTTCGTCGCCAATCAGCACGCCACCGTCAATGTCAAAGATGCGCTTCCACTTGTCGTCGTGATACTCGTAGCCCATACGCTTTAGCGAATATGCCACGCCTGCTCGTTGGAATGGAAACAGTTGGAACTTGTCTGTGCCGAATCCGGGAATGGTGATGTCTGCGTCGTGGGCGGCACTTGCGTCAATGACTTCACGCATACTCGCCGCATCGTTGAGTAGTTGTCGGGCTTCGGGCGTAAGAACAGCACCACGCTCTTGAACAAACGCCAATACTTCGTCGCTCGCCTCAATGGGGACTAGCCACGCTCTATTGGTTGCCGACCAGATAGAACCGGGCATTTGTCGCACTTGGCTAATCAAGTTTGCGTCGTAATCAAACGACAGTGCGAACGACCCATCGTTCACACGAATCAGCACGCCTTCTTTAACGTCCATTTCGGGCAACCGCTTCACGTCAGCCGACATAAACAGGTTGTATTCGTTCGCTATTTTGCGAACTGAGCCGACGCTCTCTTTGGGGAGTATCCACTCTTTGTGTTCAGCGTTCCAACGCCGTGAGGGGATAGTGCGGATAGCGTCAAGAATCGCAGGGTGGTATTCAAACTTGACGACTAGGTGACCGTGTTCCAGCGTCACAGTGCCCATGTAGTGTGGGGCGATAGGGGCTTCAGCCGTGTCAAGAATTGCTTTGGCTCGCTCTGTCACGGGAACTTCAAACCGTTGCGCCCACGACAGGACTAACCCATACTTGCTTGGTGATACTTGCCACCCACGAAGGTCACGGTTCCACACTGCGCTCAGTGCGGTCTTGGGATACGCTACGTCGCCGTAGGGAAGAAACACCAAGACCTTGCCAGCCTTGACATCAATGGCTCTTACGTCCTTGCTCTTTTTAACGTCTGGCGGTTCAGGGATAGCGTCGTAATCCAAACCAGCGGCGGTGATTTGTGAACGATACTTGTGGAGCATTTCCCACGCATGACGTTGTAAAGGCTCAGTCCAAACTTCGGGTGGCATTACGGCTAACTGCTTGCCAAACTTAGTATCAGTGCCGTTGAAACCCTTGCCGTCATTACTGCTCGCACCGTCACAGTTGCGTGCGACAGCCAATAGGGCGTTGACTAAAAGTTCATCAGGTAACGACATAAGCAAACATTGTATCGGGGTTTAGTATCCCCGTCAAGTATTACTTGCCTCGGTTGTGGTGTTTGTAAAGGGCTTGGTCGGTAGTGCCAGCCCACTGAGCAATCTTGCGCCAAGTCACGCCGTGCTGACGCAAACGGGTGACGGTCTGACGACGCTCTAAGCCAAGTTCAATGACTTTCTTTTCGTGTTCACGCATCTGCTTGCAAATGTCCTTGATGTGCTGAAGCAGGGAAATAACTTCTGCGCTCTCGTTTGCGTCGACAGGGGGAAGGTCGGGCAGTGGGATGATTGGGTCTAGTGGCATTTTGGAAATCCTTTCGGTTTGAGTGTAGTCGGGTTAGTGTAGGTGGTGTTAGTTCTTTGGCTGGTTAGACGGATGGCGTAGGCGTGCTTTACTTATTTCACTAGGGTTTGGCACAATTTCCAATTCGTAGAAAGAGTCAACATCTTCCTGCTGGTTGCCGTTTGGGGTAGCGTTCCTGTCCATAGAGGGTAGTTTATCAACAGGGGCTAGTGAAATGTAGATGCTCCGACGGTTTCGCACACTTGGGGGTCAGGTGTGGATAACTATTGTATCGCAACAATTGTGATTTCAAAGCCATCACGACCCATTTCGGGTGCTAGAAACGTGATTTTTGTCACAATCTTGGCGTTGTCATCAATCAAAACCCCAGCGTCAACCACACCGTCCACGGCCGCCTTTAGTGCTGGAAAACAGTTGCCCGTGTCTTGTCGGTAGCGTGCGTTGAGGACATACGGGCGAACAATAACTTCCACCTGCTCTAAATGCGGAATCATCGCCTCTTGCGCTAGTTCGCAGAAAGCGTCACGCCACTCTTTGACTATCTTGGCTCGCTTGTGGTGATGCCACGTTCGTTCGTTGTTGAGTGTCCACGGGCGTTCCCCGTATTCCAAAGTCCATGACTTTGGTTGCTTCTTGGTCATAGTGAAATAACTTTGAAGGGCGCACGAACTTTGTTGGTGTGATACGCCGTCGCCTTTAAGGCTGTGGTAAGGCGGTCTTTGCCCGTCATTGTCACGCCTTCTAATGCGTAGAACGCCGATAGTGCTGATAAACCACCAGCACCCACGGTTCCGTAGGACTCCCGACAACGGACAACCGAGAAATCGTTTCCAAGAATCCAAATCCCTGCGGTGCTGACAACCAGTATGTCGGTGTCGTTCTCAGACTGAACGGGGGCGTTATCTTTCCACCAGCACTCTAGATAGTCACGAAGTTTGTAAGGGTCGCCTATTTGGCTGTCGTAAGCGATTTCAGCAAGGCGAAACCCACCAGCGGCTCCCAGTAAGTAGTCGTCAACTTTCCAAACCTTTGTTTCGGTCAGGACAACGGAATCCTCGTCAAATGCGCCAGAATCGCCACCTATCCACGCTTCTTTTTTATTGTGGTAGCCAGCAATGATGGTCATGCGACCAGCCTACTAGGGGTATTTCACTAACTTTAGTTTTGTTTGTTAGCCCCGATAACGTCACGGGCCAAACTTGCCTTTGATTCATTGTCTTTGGCTCGTTGTGCCAACTCGTCAATTTTGCTTCCGCCGTTAGAGCGTTCAAGTTTACTGCCGTTGAGAAAGTGTTGCGATGCTTCTTTGTGCGAGGCTTGTGCGTGTTCCCAGCGACCATTACGCAAGTAAGTGTCTCCACGCTTTTCAGCCTTTTCACCAGCCTTAACGTGGTCGGAAACGCCAGAACTGTACTGATTACCGTGGAAAGCGTGACCCATGATGTCACCCTTGGTGAGAGGGTACAGAAGTTCGTTAGTGGTGAAGCCGGACATAATTAAAAAACCTTCTCGCCAGTAATCCTGTGAAAGCCCGATTGATTAACAAAACGAGGGCGTTCACCTGAGTCATGATAGCCGTCATACCAAGCGTCAGGCTCATTGCGGTCATCTGCCCTATCCAAAGCCCCTTCAGCACCACCGGAACGCCACCCACGAGCGTATTGGCGTTTGTACTCTTTGACTGCTTCACGGTCGCTTGGATTAACACGCTGGTGTTCATTTA